TAGAGGCTCTTGAGCAGCTTAGAAAGTGCCTTCGCCTCCTCGCGAGCAGGTTCATCAGAGATGTTCTCGGGATAAACCACAAACATCGGCATGAACATTAGCAGCAGGTTCTCGAAACCGTCAGCCTGTTTCTTGGTCTCGGGGAGGTTGGTGAAGAAGCGTTTGCGGTATGGGAGCTTGACAATCGTCTGCTGGGCGCGATTCCAGGCCACAAAGGTATTGTTTTCATAGGCATGAAATGCTCGATACCAATCGGGCTCGTAACGCTGGCGATAGCGTTTGAGAACTTGGACGTAATCGCGGAGATCTTGTGGCTTCATACTACCTACTCAACCGGCTCTTCGCTCTTACGGCGTGGTCGGTTTTGCCTGTTCTGCTTGTACTGTTCGCCAAGATTGTCGAGCTGTTTCAGAAGCTGATCGTCAGTTACATCATCATACTTCTCAATGCCAAGATCAGTCTCTTCAGAGACCTTCTTCGGCGCAATCATGCGTGTGAGTGGCTGATTTTTTAGTGTGGCAATTAACAGGAGCGCAAAGAGAATCCACAGAAGGTTGTTGAGCAAAAAAACAATGAAAATCCCTACCATTCGTCCCCTCCAAAGAAGCTATCAAAACCGGAATCGACTCTATCTTCTAGCTTTCCGTCGCCTTTGTAAATACCCTGCTCTTTTTTCCGCAGCCAAAAGCCGTCTAGCTCCTCTTCTTTGTGGGCAGCACGGTCAGCCATGCCCTCGACCATCGCGCTGGCGGTGTGGATGACGTAGCCAAGAGCATCCATCGAGTGATTGTTTTTGTCCTCGGGCTTATCCGTCTTGGTTTTATGAAACGAGTAATAGGAAAATTCCCGGATGGTGTTCGTGCAACGGCGGAAAACATACATCTGTCGCCGGTGAATCAGATCACGCACCAGAGAGACCCGTTCGGCAATATTTTTGCTGACCGTATCGTAGGGGTTAGCGACCGGCGTCACTGATAGTTTCGCAACGCCACCGGCATAGTCCATAATCGTGAGCATCGGCCGGTCATATTTGCCGATGAAGTAGCTGAGCCAGTGGTTGATCTCCTCGATCTTCAGGTTCGGCTGGTAATACTCATCAACGATATACCAGCACCCATCCGAGTTGTAGCTCATCACGACAATGGCCGTTGGGTCGGCTACGCCAAAGTCCAGACCAAAAAACCATACCAGGGGAACACTTCCCTCGGGAAAGGTGTTGGTCTCCACTACGCCATAACTCAAGATGTCCGAATAAACGCGCCCAGCGGCAAAGCTGAATTTCGATTCATACTCTCGCGCAAACCGGATGGGGTCGGTTTCGCGCTTTAAGCGTTCCCATTCTTCTTTCGGGAAGCTGGGATTATCGCGCGATTCCCAGGTAATCAGTTCATAATCGGTTTGCCCTTTCTTATAGACCGCATCGTAGATCCAGGAGTCGGGATAAATCGAGGAGGTAATCAAGATCCGCCCCTGCGTCGTGGCGACACGAGAACGCAGGACAAACCAGCTTTCCTCATCCAGCCCATCGCCCTCATCTACCCATTCCCAATGCAGATTTAGACCCTTCAGGTTGCCCGGCTCATCAAGCGAGCGAAAAAATACCTTCCGGTTGCCCGGCAGAACCATCATTTTGTCGCGCTTGACATAGAAACGCTCAAGTTGGGGGAAGATCTCGAAGAACTTTGTCAAAACCGAGTGGTTGAGCTGATCATACACATTCGCCCCGATAAGCCCATTAGTATTCTCACGCTGCATCTGGAGATACGCCCAATAGCAGCCAACGGTGGTGTTGTGCGTGACTATAAAATCAGTAGCGACGTAAAGGTGATATTCGCTGTCCACCTCGAAGCAGACTGCTTCACCCTCGCCATAACACTCGATCTTTTTGAGGATCCGATGTGGGCATGATGCCTTTTTCGCTAGGCCCGCAATGTACCTATTAAGTTTCCGGGTAATCCTGAAGGGTTGAACGCCAATAGTGAGGATGTTGACGTTGTAGGACGGTCGCCCTGTCTTCTTCTCGCCCTTATATGAGAATGTCGGTGCTTCTTTAACTGTGATCGTCGCCTTGCCACCGAGAGATCGTACGAGGTATTGGACATCTCGCGCCAACTGCTCCGACGCGGTGGAGTATGACAGATGTCCACGAGAGTCGGCATAGCCATCCGTATCCATGAGACCCTGAAGAATCGCCGTTCTCGTTTCTATGTCGTTGACTAGGTACTGTGTTGGAATGTGTTTTTCCCAGGATCGTTTGCCATCCAACCCCAAGCCTTTGACCTGATCGGCCATGCCACGAATCCGGTAGTTAATCCGACTGACGAACACATAGTCATCGAAGGCTTCGAGCGTATCCTGGTCAATCGTTGAGTATGTTATGCTGCCGCTCCGATTAAAGCAACCGTTGCCGATAAGGAGCCCGAGAGCATATGGATCTATAGTTACGGGGTGTCTCGGTAGTCTAATCGGCTGGGCCACCGGGATAATGATTCGCTGTTTAGCAGGAGCCCCCTCTGGATAGCGATTATATATATCCATAATCTCTTGGGTAGAGCGAGTAACCCATTTCTGGTAATTCTTATTCGGATTCCCATGCCTGGTAGTTTTTCGGAATCGTTCTTCAGCCCCCATTGTTGCCCAAAGATGCTCTGTATCCACAACCAGTGATGCACCATCATCGAAAATGAATTTCCATAGCTTCTTCACACCTTGCGGGTAAACGCCGAGGACTTTCGTTGGATGACCGTCGACACCATAAAGGGTATCCCCTGTTTTTATATATTTTGCTTGTATAAAGCCAGCGGGAGTTTGTAACATTTCTGAGGTTTGGATCGCCTTACCCCCGCGATTTCCACCCATCGCAAAGACAAACCGTTTCGGGGACTGAAGCACCTGTTTTTGGCCGTCATGGGGGATAAAATCCACGACCTGAGCTTCTTGCGAGCCTAAACTAAACTTGGGGGGCATCTATCGCCTCGTTGGGATTAAAATACGTCACTTCCGGGATCTTTTCCGCCACCGGAGCGCGATCCATGATGATATTGACCATCACCGGCAGTGTCTTGGCAGCCTGTGAGCCGCGTTTTTCGTACCCGGCCCGATCCAGCACCTCGGTCGCAGCTTTTAACGCCACCACCGGTGTGACCTTTTGGCCGTGAAAATCGCCGTGCATGATATTGCTCATCACCGCGAAAGCATCCGGGGCAATAATCCGAAAATACTCAGTAATATCCTGGTGAAACTGCTCTGGCAGCATCCCATTCATGGCGTCGCGGAACTGCGAATCACAGACCGAGACCAGCCGTTCGTAGGAATCCAGCCGAACTTGGGCCAATAGTTCACGATTAAGACGTTTCGACGGGATGCGCCGGCCATCCTTGAGCGTCACGCCCTTGATGATGCCTGCAAAGATCGAATGTTCACCGATCTCCACTGCCGTCTGCGCCGAATCCATCCCGCGGGCAAAGCACGAAAAGATCTTACGCTGCCGGGGTGTCATCGCCAACATCAATTTCTGGAGATCTTGCATCTCCTTAACAACTTTTTGCCCCTGCTCGACCGCCAACGCCAATTTCTTGCGAGTCGGTTTCTTGTCTTTCACCTCAACGATAGTCGCTTCCAGACTCATCGCACTCCTTTTTCATCAGCTTTAGCATATATCATGCTACCCCGATAAAGCAATGTCGGCCGAAGCACTTTTCCACAAGGGGGTCTTGACACGAATACTTGACTATCTGTTATTGTTGGTTTATGTTAATAGAGTATTTCATTACAACTAGGTTCAACGGCGCAAGCCAACCTTGTCGTATCGAATACTCTACAGCATCCAAAAAGGTCGTTGCCGTCAGGTGATGGCTTTTTTGGTATCGAGGAACAATGATCCTTTACGACGCCAACGGTAAGCTCAGAAATCTCGGGGTCGCCCGAGCCGGAAACGCCACCGGGGACTTCCACAAGCGACGCGGAGTCGAATTACGAAACTGCAAGCAGTGTGGCGGAAAGATGACTAAAGCGGATTTCTTCTGGTCATTGAAACACAACCGTAAAGCCCGATGCCTCGCCTGCCGTAAGCACCTTGCCTACCCAGCCTCGAAGTCATAGATCAGCAAGAATCCTCTAGGGTATAGAGGACTCCTGCTGGGAGACAACTTCCAGGGTCAAGGGGAACCTAAGTCTCTCGTGCGACCTAAAAGAGATCGAGAGCGAATCACGACGTCCAGGACTCATTCGGAGAAGGACGCCTGATGGAAAAGACACCGCAATGCGTCTAGGCATCCAACCAGCGGACACTCGCTGCCGTGGGGCAGGAGTGATAAGGAGCCGATTCTGTTACGGGGAAACAACCGTAGCGTTCTATACATAGAATACAGAATTTATACATCCTGAACCTTATGGGGGAGGTAGGAGGGGGAACCTATACTCTCTCCCGGATCTATTCAGAGAAAGGGGTTGGTTTTGGGGTGTGTGCGTAGGAGGGGTTAAACGTATATAAAACTGCGAACTCCCCCATCGTAAGTAGGCGTACAATGTTTATTGTACGCCATGTTGTTCGGGTAGTTTACAGGTATAATACCGAACAAAGCGTTAGTTTTTACACATTTGTAGCAACATATACTAGTAGGCATGTTTTTATACATCATTTTAGCGTTTGTCAGCTCGTTGTAACAATCCACCACCAAGTAGACCAAGCCAGATACATATAAGCAGACCGTTAAAGCATTAATCAGAGTACCGAAGTTATCCACAAGCAAATCCACAATCTGGGGATTGTTCAAACCATTGCAGGTTCAACAGCATGGGTCATACCTGAACGACCCGACTACTTGACTGGTTGCTTGCAATTGAAGTAGTATGGTAAGTGAGCTACAAGGACAAGGAAGGGGCGAAGCGAGGGGCAAACCTACCAAGTGGCAGTACCACGACATTGAGCTACTGTTAGCTCATGCAAAGAAGTACGGGCTAGGAGAAAGCACGGAAGGCGCAAGGCTTCTATCCGTACTTGCTTGACTCCTAGTCTATCCGGTGGGCATCACGGGGCGGATTAGCACCTTAATAACTCGCATATTAGATAAGAGGGTAAGGGGCAATGATGAACTATGCCAAAGCGACACCCGAACGGCGACGACAAATACACCATGCGAACCTAGTATTTACCTATTTTCTTGATAAATACGACTATGAAACAGCAATAATGTATAGAAAGGAGTTTCAAGAGGATGACTATCCATCGGCCAATAATTACATTGCACGAATAGAGAAAGGGGTAGAACGTGAAAAATCAATATAGATACACCTGGAGCCGGTACACCAAGCCCGAATTAGACACACCAGCGCCCAGGGGCTTAGGTGTATTGGTCGGTATTCTGGCACTGGTCGGCGGCGCGTATGTCATTATGGGTATTATCTACGTTATTAGTTAGCGATCTATGAAAGGGGCAATGATGACTACTAAGGAATTGTCAACCAAGATCGACAATCATGCAGCACAACAGGCCGCGGCGCAACTCGCATCAATCCAAGAAATGATTAGCGCCTATCACTCAGCTAATGAGTCAACCGACGATGACACTTACGGGAAAGCCTCGCTAGATGGCGAGATGCTTACGGCCGATTATGTCCGCGAGCGCATCGAAGAAAGTCCAATAGAAATTCAGGTGCGGGCTGACTGGCACAATGTCGGGCTAGAAATGCCAGAGAGCGAATATAATATTTTACTCTGTACCGGCGGCCCAGCGGTGCGGATTGTCGGCGACTTGAGCGAATACCACAAACCAGAGACGGCGCGGCTCGAGTATCAAGACTGGGGTACACCTTGGACAGAGTACCACACCACAAAAGAACAAGAGGAACAACTGATTGAGTTTGCGCGGTTCTTCTACTTTGGAGAATAGGAGGAACCTTGAAAAAAGAGATTGTTTACACTCTCCCTTATGAAACTGAACGCGATATCAAACGCGCTAACGATCTACGCTACCGCCTGTATGGAAAATATAACAGCGTCAATCTTTACCCTAATGGCCGCTACGAGGTCAAGATAGTGGCAGAACATAGAATCAAGGAGCATAAAGACCAGTAAAAATATTTAAGCGAGGAGGCCAACCAGTCGTTGGCCTCCTGTATAGGGGCATAACATGGGAGCAGGCACAAGCAAGCTACGCGAGGCCGGAACAGGCCGAATCATAAAATGGGTTGGTTACGGTAAAAGCGTATGGCGGCACAATTTATATAGACATGGCGGCAAGTGCTACAAGATAACCGGCAACGCCTGGACGGGCTGGTATCGTCACAATATTACGCGAAGCGAATATGAGCGGTTGGCAGACTGGTACAGGCAACAAAAAGCGGATCAGTGGCAAGAGCTAAGGAGTAAACCATATTTCTATAATCTTAAACCGATTGAGCAAACCAACGTGACGACGTTGCAAGATTGGCTAAACTGTCTTTCCTTACCGCAATAGCTTTTAACAGCAAGCAGCCGGCTAGGGCGTAGGCTTTAGCCGGTAACGCTTGCGAGTATATCAAGGGTGGTGGGCATCCATAGCAAAAGGAGGTCAGAGCATGACACACAAACTAACAGACAAAGAAAGCCGCTATGTGGGGGCGGTCGGATATGTCACGGAGGACAAAGCACGACGACGCCTGCAAGTGGTCGACGCCCACGAGAGGGCGGACGGTTCGGTTGACTGTCAGGTACGCTATATCAACGATGATAAAACGGAAGTTTTACCCAGCAACGCTCTGACCCTATCGCCTGACTACCACAGATAACGGCTCGTGGCGGCTAAAACGCCGCTCCAGCCAACCTTTTAAGATAAAACGGAGGCTGCTTATGCGAAAAAAGATAAAACGGCTCCTGGAAAGGGAGGTAATGACAGTCGAGCAGGCCGCCGAGGAGTATCTTCTCACGGCGAACCTGATCCGACTGCGAATAAAACGGGGAACCCTACCCTATGTCCTGAAAGAGCGCAAGCATTTTTTGGATCGGGAAGATGTCGAGGCAATCAAATATGGTGAACGACTTAAAATAGAGGATGAGCATGAAATCTTGCCTGAAATGCAATAAACCGATCCCGCCCAAGCCCTATGCGAACAACGTCAAATACTGTAGTAAAACGTGCCGAGGCAAGGATCAGTACATCCGTATGGGTGGCAAGGAACGCGTCCGGCGCGACTACTACAAGCGGCACGGAGGCGAGTCAGAAAATAAGATGCAGTGTCTCCTGTGCGGTCTGTGGTTCACCAAGGTTGGCGCACACATTGTCCAACGTCACGGCATGACGGCCAGGGAGTACCGAGAAGACATGAACCTTGAGGTAAAACGCGGATTGTTGCGTGGCGAGCATCGGGAATATCTATCAGAGCTGGCGATCCGTAACGGCATGGCCGATCAGATCCGCGAGGCCGGCAGGCCGTATAGATTTGTGAAGGGTGGCCCGGTTCCACACTACAAACGTGCGCCAGAGACAATCGAGAAAATTCGCAAAAACCGTTGGAGAGGCGGCAGGGGCAGGAGGGGTAATGTATAGATTGCTAATAATACCAGTAATATTTATCATCGGATATGAGGCATACGCCATCCGGTGTATGGGTACGAGCCATCCGGTGATGAGGTGGCTAAAGGAGGGAGCAAATGATGAAAAAAACTTTCACCAACCGTTTATCGCCCAAGAGAAAGCAAAGTTGGAACAATAATAAGAGAGGAGTAACCATGGCAGATAAGAAAAATAATACAGGGGCAGACAACTCAGGCGACTGGAACTCAGGCGACCGGAACTCAGGCGACTGGAACTCAGGCGACCGGAACTCAG